ATAATAGATAAAAGGGCAGATAAAATTAACTTAAAACATCAAATATATTTAGATCAAAAAAAGATATATAGCGATATTAATTCAGGAATAGAAGAGAAAGAAAAAGCAATGAATATATTATTATCTCACTTTTTAAAGAAAGTGGATTAATAAACTGGCATTAAATATTTAAGTAAGTCCAGTACAAATCAAAACCGAAAATTCGTTACCGAAAATCTTATGAAAATTGATGTTTACGAACTCTTAACAAGAGATCAAAAAGAGGAAATTGCTCAAATAATGATGGATGCAATGTCATTTCAAAACATTTATCCAGATATATGGGAAATGAAAATTGAAGCAATTATTGATTCACAAGATAGACCTACCGAAGCAGAATTTGTTGAGGTAATAGAAAATGACTGATTATGAATATCAAGATTTATGTGAAGAATTACCTATGGAAACATTAAGAGACATCTTAGAGGAAATTCTAAGCGAAGAAATCTTAAACAAAGACAAAGAACACGTTAAGGATCAAGTGATGAATCATTATGTTTCCTTAATAAGTGATAGTGATGTAAAGGATTATCTGAGAGAGGATAGTCGAATTGATGAATATGCAAAAAACAAAAAGGAGGAACAAGATTATGAATAAAACAATTATCGAACAATTAAAGGCTATCACTGAAACGATAGAAGATTTAATTGAAAAAGAAACAACAACTTGGTATCCCGATAGAGAATTACCAACAAGTAGTTTAAGTGACTTGGAAGAAGCTTATGAATTACTTGAACAAATAGTAAATTACGAACCTACTGATCATGAAATGATGAGTAGTTTTGGCACTAAATGGCATGACGGATTATGAGTGATATAAATAACGATTCATTGAAAGAACAACTGTATGATGAAGCATGGATAGATTATATGGTTGCTAATAATCTCACTCAGGACAAGTTAAGTGAGATAGAGCAGGATTCTGAACTTGGGTATTTACCTGAGATAGCAGAGGAAGCAGAAAAAAGATTTGAGGAATTATCACAATGAAATTTACTATCAAAACACAATGTCTTGTTACTCGATATTACGAAGTTAAGGCAAAAACTAAAGAAGAAGCTGAAGATTTTTATTGGGAAAACTTCGGAAATCTTGATGAACTTAAGGATTATACAAGAGAAGATCAAGATGAAATCGTATCTATCACAAAGGAGGAAAATTAATGACTACGATACAAGAAAAAACATTTACAAAAAAAGAATATGATAAAAATTATGATGATGGTTATGAATCTGGTTTTGAATCTGGAAGATTAAATGTTTTTGCAGATTTATTAAAGATTAAATATACAGATTGGTCTGTTCATTCTGTGAACAATTTAGAATGGAGTCTAGGTGATAAAAACCTAGACCATCCATTAGATCTCAACATAAATAAACCACTTAAAATTATTTATAATTATCACTGGTATGAATATGATGAGTTAACAAATAAACTTGAATCTTTTAATAAGGATTTATATGCTAAGGCAAAAAATAATACGATAGGAGAAGTATGGAAAGGTATTGAAAAATTATATATAAAATATGGATTGGAATATACAGATCATAGGTTTATAGAAAGTATAGATATTGAAGGTGATGTTCTTAAATTTTATACAGGAAGTTAAATTATTTTTCCTTGAATTTTTTAAGAAAATCTGACATGGCTTCTCTGATTAGAAAACCAACAGATAATCCAGGTTGTTTTAACTCTTGGAATTTTGCATAGTCATCTTCATCAACGGATATACTGATACGCTTAAGGTTCTTGGTCATAATGAATGGCAAATATATATTAATATACTAGCAGACCGATATAAAAACAACCTATGAATGACTGAAAAAGATGACTTAAGAAAAAGAAAAGA